GACGTGTGCTTGAAAGCACTGACTACTACAACGGTCACATTCAAGTTCGCGTTCACGGCAGCCACATAATCAATCGGTTAAGCAGTTAAGACTTGCACAGGTCAATTTCATGTGCCCTAGACCTGGATCTCGGATCACAGGGAGTGGAAGCCTCGCCGCGCTAGCGAGCACTCAGCAACTATCCTTGACCGGACGACGATCGCAAACTGCCGCGGTTTTGCTGTTTGAACAGAATTTTATAGGCCCAAAGACGCACGAGTGATCGTGCACGTCTATGCTTCACGCTAGCATGTGAAACATAGACTGCCGTTGTGACAAAGACTGGGATGGAGGTACCGGACAACCGCCTCTGACAAATACCCTAATGCTAGTGACTGTGCTACTCGGATGATGCAGTTCTTTGCCCTGTGCGGGCAAAGTGTGACCGATTAATCTGGATGATAACTTTAACGCTTCGCGTTTGTTTTATATGTCATTGACGAGCGAAAGCGAAGTCAATAGAACTGCGTAGCAGTTCTCAAAGCAGTTGCCTGTGAATAATCAAAGTCAAAACACATTGGCCACTGGATCTAAGCAGTAGACTATTTCACAATTGGATGTATATTGGGTTCCAATAACTGGTGTAACAATCGTGTGTTGTTGGGAAATTTTTCCAGCTTCCATGTTTTTAAATTTAGATTATGGTGGTAAATCAAGCAGTGTTGTATAACGACTTCTTGTTCAAATGTAAGATCTATTTCTAACCACAGATCATTTATTATGGCATTCACGATGTTGTGGTAGTTGAAGACGAATTCTAAGTTTTGAATTTGAGGTTGTTGCCATTGCTTATAAATTTTTATCCAATGGTCCCAGCGTGACTCATCCAGTGATAGTCCCAAGTGGGTCAATGACTTTTTTACACAGTGCTCACCGTTGACCCATAAAGATCTTGAATCAATTTTGAGATGCGGAGTTTGAAGTGCAATGTCTGGCGCATCAAATTCAAAAGGTCTGCTGCACAACGCAAGTCTTTCTCGTTCATCCCATTTTTCTGTAAGTGCTTGGCCACTCCATGTGTCCAGGCTGTCTTTGAAAAACAATTCTTGATGATCTTTTTGAATCTGTTCTAAACTGTATACAGTCTGTCCGTTTGGAATTTTTGTGACAGTGCCTTCTCTTGATCGATTTTCAATGAAGTATAACACTGATTCTGGTGCAGTATCTACGTAAATTAAATCAATGTGTTGGTCAGCGATGTAATGTATAGTGTCAACAAAATCTTGTTTTTGTTTAGAGAAAATCTTTTGGAAGTCTTGTTGAGTTGTATTGCCGTCGAGTGTGATACCCGTACTGTGTGCAGCCTCAGGAAGTGTCAGTGGCGTGGGATAAAATGAAGTTATTGCTGGTACAGTTTTTAGGTGCTCAATGCATTTTTTTGTGCTGTCAAGTCCACGTGGATGATTTTTCAAATGACCGTGAGCATTGATCTTTGTCACAGGATTAGAACTCAAATTACCCCAGTCACAATTTTTTATGCTGTAAAAATTTTTTTGTCCAGACAAGTAATGAATGCTCCAATCAAAAAACGTGCATCCCACTGAACGATAAGATGAAACTGCAAACATTTTTTTTTTAAAATTTATCTGGCCAGTCTCTAAACAAAGCATGTTGAATGTTGCCTGACACAAACTGATTGAAACTCTTGTGCTTGACTTCAAGTTCGCCTTCAAGTGGAGCCACACGTCTGAAAGCTTGATCCATCTGTCCCATGTCGCGAAACTCCATGATGATCATCCATTCAGGCATGTCAGCAATGCTACGAAACCCCATCTTGCAACGAGTGATTCTGTAGCTCTCCATCTTGCCTTCTGATATCAAATGCTCAAAGAAACTTTTCATTCCGTTGACCCAGTCAAGGTCTGAGATGTCACCTTCTTTGTCTGCCCAAATTGTGTATAAGTCTGCCATGTTAATTTCTTTCAGGAAAAAAGTTTTGCTGTGTGCCTGTGCGATGTAGATCTGTACGCACACCTGCAACGGGTCCCAGTGTTGATGCACACTGTAGGTCATGTCAATGTTCCTAGTATTTCAAAGCCATCAATTTCGCTTTTGTACAGGTGTGCTTGCTCAAGATAAAGATATTGGAAACCTCGTTCTCGGTAGATAGCACATTCTGTTTTCATGGTTTCTATGCCCAAACGCATCTTGGGATTGTGATATGTCCATGCAAACTGATCACACAAGGCATTGTGCTGATCAAATCTGCGAATCAAACTCCAGGCTACCAGTTGATTGTTGTCATAGTAACCAATGATGTCAGCCATTGGGTCACAGTATCTGCTGTGGAACATGGGCATGACCGATGCAAAGTGTTTGTAGATACAGTATGTTCTGTAGATGTCATCCAGCTGCGCCAATGTCTCAGGGTCACGGCCAGTGATGTATTGCCAGGCCACTGAGGGTGTGTATGCAGTTTTAACAAGATCAATTCTGGCAAACTGATAGCTCATTGGCGTGGATCCTGACGATGTTGAAACAGGCCTTGTAGATAATCTTCAGGCCAGTTGTGATAGAATCCACGTGAGGCCATGACACTGGCCTTGGCGTTTAAATCTGACACACTTTGCACCAGGGCCAGGGCATAGGTGCCTTGATTCATACACACACCGTTGACCATTTCAACATCTTCAGGGTGGTCTTCCAGTGCTATGATATCTTGCGGCAGCAGAAATTCTTGGTTGGCTGCGTGCAGGCTGGCACTGAACATGGCATGCTTCCATTGGGTTGGATCATACACGTAGATGATGACTTCTCGATCGCCTATGCCCCACCGAGCTTGATTCTTCAAATCAAAATAAGGATCCATGCCCAAACGTACATCGTAACTGTTTTTCATACGTGCTGATCGTGCATAAGGGCAAGGTGGCCAGCCGCCTAGAGCAGGATGTGGAACTTCCACAAAGTTCACAATCCACGATTCAATGTCACGTTTGACAGTGTCTAGATCCATTAGAAATAAGGCAAATTGGTTTTCTTGGTAGTTTCAAGATTGTCTTTGGCCAAGTCTGAAATCATGATTCGTTCAGAGTTACTGAGCATGAGCACTTGTTCGTAAGTGATGCCTCCGCGCATGTACCAAGCCAGTCTAAAACTTTCTTCACGAATGCTCTTGGCCTCCTGCTCCATGCTTTCAATCATGCCATTGATTTTTTCGCTGTCTGCGTTCAGGAGGCGTTGTCGAAAAAATTTGCTGTATCCAGAGTAAACTGTTGTTTGTATTCGTGTTGGCACGAAGGGCATTGCAGACTCAGAGGTTTGAATTCGTCGCTCTGTCTCAGCTTGATGGCATGATCGCGAATTTGACTGTAAAAGTTACGGTCACAGTTCATCAAAAATTCTTGGATGTGTGCAGAATCAGTGACCAAAGCTTGTGGTGTGCGAATACTTTTGATGGTATTGCGTATGGCCTGTGCTGTGATTTCAGTGATGCGTCGTATGGCTTCGTTGATGCGTTTAGTTTTTTCTTCTTCAGTAAAGTCGCTTTCTGGAGCCATATTGATCACACGCTGTTGTTCAAAAGTCAAGAGATTGATCTGCGTTTGATTTTCATAGGTCATGGGCTGAAAAAATATTTCCAGATCACCCTGTCGGACAGTTTGACTGTAGTCACCCAGTTGCAGGCTGTCCATCACAGTTTGTAGATTGAGTTCGTATTCATTGTCAGTGTCGCACGAAGGACAAGTGGTGCCCACAGGCATGTTTTTGCCGTAGCTGGCAATTCGGATGGCTGTGAGCACAGCATTGAGATCACAGTTGGGAATGTTCCAGGCATTTTTGATGTTTGGTATGCAGCTCTGTATCACGCTCACAGTGGCTGCTCCGTTGAACAGCGCATCAGGTGTGCGATAGGTAATTTCGTCAATGGCTGTCATGGGCAGCACTGGCAGCTCACGATTGGGAGTCATGTCCAGGGACTCAGGCGGCCAATATTGCCCGTCGCTGGGCAGTTTGATATAGATTGCTGGGCGGCGAAAATATGCCTGAAGTGGGTTAGCAGATTGGGTCATTTTGGTACCTATAAATATACCATACTTATAGGTGTACAGCCATGGCCCAGACAGAAGAAGAGTTTAGACGTTTGAACGAACAACTGATCAACAGCATTCAGGATCTTGCTGGGTTCAGCGCCGAAACAAGAAAACTCACAGCCGCTGAAAAATCAGCAGCCGATGAAGCAGCCAAATTTCAAGCCAAATTAGGCACAGCGGGAGCTGCGGCCGCGGCCGCAGGCAAGGCATTTGTCAGCTATACCAAAGCCATTTACGACGGCGAAACAGCCAACAAAGCAGCTTCGCAGAGCATGACTGATATGGCCGAAGCAGCCAAGTATGCTGGTGCATTCTTGGCACTGTTGGTTCCGGGTGGACCGTTGGTCAAAGGTCTTGTGGCTGGTCTGGGATTGTTGACCAGCAAGCTGATTGAAAGTGGCAAACTGGTTGCTGAACAAGCAGACAGCATTTACAAATCCTACAGAGAGTTGGCCAAAGCTGGTGCTACAGGCGCCGGCGCCATGCAAGACACATTTGATGGATTGCAACGTCTGGGTCTAGGTGTAGAACGATTCAACGAAGTGATTCGCATGGTCAACGAAAATGCAGCCGAACTGGCTGATTTTGGTGGCACTGTGAACCGCGGCAAGAAGATTTTTGAAAAATCCATGCAGGATATGACTGATCAGCAGCGTATTCAAATGGAGCAAATGGGTTTGGATCGTACAGCCCAGGCTGAAGCCACACTGGAATACATCAAGCAACAGCGTTTGTTGACTCGCGGCACTCGAGATCAAATGGATACATCCAGCACAGCAGTCATGCGCTATGTCAAAGAAACTGACTTGCTGACTCGTATCACTGGCTTAAACCGCAAAGGACAAGAAAAGCTCATGGACGATGCCATGCGCAACGAAGCTTTCAATGCCACTTTGCAGCAGATTCGTGAAGAACAAGGTGAAGCAGCAGCCAAGCAAGTGCAAGCAGCCCTGGTCATGGCACAAAAAGCTGGACCAGAAACTGCCAAACAGTTTATGGCCAGTATATCAGGATTTGTGGGATCATCTGACGAAGCTGGTCAAGCATTCATGGCCACTGGTGGCAAGATAGCCGAAGTAACTGATGCTCTGCGTAGCGGCCAATTGAAAAATACCAAAGACACTGCTGTGGCCATGAACGACTTGTTCAAGGCCTATGGTGACACTGCACGACAGTTTAGAGGTCAGGCACAAATGATGAACTATGGCAAGACTTTTGGCAGCTTCTACGAAGCAGTCAAAGCTGGTCAAATGAGCATTGAAGACTTGGCCAAGGCCTATGATGAAGCACAGCAACAGCAAAAAGACCAACTGACCGATCCGCTGACTAGAGATGCAGCTAAGATGGAAAACGATGCCAGGGCCAAACAAATTGCTGATCAAAAGCTGGTGAATCTGGGCATGGAAGCGTTTATTACAGCTAACTCGTTGGCAGCAGAAAATGCTAGAAAGCTGTCTGAAGCAGCCTTGGCCGCTGCCCTGGCCTTGGACAAGCTGAGAGAAAGCACTGACAAAAAACGCACCCAGTCGTTGGAAACAGCCAAAAAAATTCACGAAGGCGCAACACAAACAGCACTGGAAGCTGCAGATCAAGCCAGAGCTGTGGCCAAAGATCCCAATGCCACACCGCAAGAAAAACAAGCTGCCAAACAAGCAGCAGATCAAGCAGCAGCAGCAAGTCAACAAACTGCTAGAGAACAGAGAGAAGCCTATCTTAGAGAAAAAAACCAACGGCGTGAGCAGCGCAAAGCTGAGAACGCAGCCAAAATGGGTCTTGCTGCTCCTTCAAGTGCAGCACCATCAGCACCGTCTGGAGGCAGTGGAGCAGCAGCACCTGGAGGTGGCGGAGCAGCACCTGGCGGTGGTGGTCAAGAACATGTATTCACTGGGCCTATGGGACCAGCAGCAGCACCTGGAGGTGGCGGAGCAGCACCTGGCGGTGGTGGTCAAGAACATGTATTCATTGGGCCTATGGGACCAGCAGCAGCACCTGGAGGTGGCGGAGCAGCACCTGGCGGTGGCGGAGCAGCACTAACAGCACCAGGCAAAATGGGCGGAAAGTTCAATCGCATGCCTGGTGCTTCTACTACTCCAGGGGTGTCTGCTCCATCCCCATCTCCAGCAGGTGGTGGAGCAGCGTCAGCTGCGCCTAAAATGCAATCGTCTAAGAGCCAAGAAGCTGAAAAACCCAAAGCTGCTCCGCAGCAGGCACTGCCCAATACACACGGTGCTGATTCAACAGCCGCAGGCAAAAAATTCTCTGGCAGCCAACCAGTCAGTGATAGATTGCTGGCATTTATTAGATCCAAAGAAGGATTTTCGGCCAAAGCCAAATGGGATTATGCTCAATACAGCAACGGTTATGGCACCAAAGCTCTGAGCCCCACTGAAGAAATCACTAGAGAAGAAGCTGAAAAAAGGTTACGGGCTCAGGTGCAAAAAACACAGGACTTTGTGAGTCAACATCTAGACAAACACGGATACACATACGGTCCTAACCAGTTAGAAGGGCTGGCTTCTTTTGCTTACAATTTAGGTCCTGGTGGATTGCAACAACTAACCGGCAACGGAACTCGCGGGTGGTCTGAAATCATGGCCATGATCACAGCCTATAATCAGGCAGGCGGCGAGGTAAAAGAAGGCCTTGTTCAACGTAGAAATCAAGAATTGGCCATGTTGGAAGAAAGATTTGCTGCTGCAAAACCAGGAGCAGGTAAACAACCTGGTCAACCTGGTAGTGGCAAAATGACTCCTTTAGACCAAGTACAACAGGCTGGACTCAAAATTCGGCCATACGGAGACGTTTATCAAGGTGGTTTACTGACGCCTACCGCAGTGCAGGTAGCACAGGCCATTCAACAGTTGCCTGAATTTGGTATGTATACTGGATTAAATGATGTGTTTCACCATCAGAAACATCCGCGAAGCACACATGCATTTGGTAGAGGCTTAGATTTTACTTTTTCTAAAAAGCCCAGTATAGAAGAAGCCCAAGATCTCAAAAGACGAATCGGCCAAATAGCTGGTGTCAAACGTGTACTCAATGAGTATTACAAACCACCACATGGTGATGTTAATCCATACACCAAAGGCGATCATTTTCACGTAGATGCTCAGGCTAGATACGGCGGAGTTTTTTCAGGACCTGTTTCTGGATACCCTGTTACACTGCACGGCAACGAAGCTGTGATTCCATTGGACGGTGGAGCAGTGCCTGTAAAGTTTGATCGCAGTTTTATAGCAGACATTATTAATTCGCAAAAAGAGCGCATGGCCAATACTCCAGAGGCAGCCTCCACAGCCGCTGCTGTAACAGCCAGTGCTAACAGTTTGACCAACTTGATTGATATTATGCAACAAACACAGTCCAGCAATGATGCACTGATATCGGCCATGAATGAAATGGTTAAAGCTCAGAAAAACAGCAACGACATTCAAAACAAGTTACTGAGTTACGCACAGAACTAACGGTAAATAAACCACTATGGCAGAACAATCCAAATCAGGCTGGCGCAAATATTTCAAGGTTGCAGACACTTCGGGTGTGATGAGTCCTATCTCAGGCTCTAACCAGTTTGGTTTTCCGGGCTACAGCAAAAACGACGGCAGCAGTCACGGCGACCTGTTTACATTTCGCAACTATGCCAGTAGACTGCCTGAAGTTTATTCAGGTCATCCTAATCGTGTGGAACGTTACAATCAGTACGAAAACATGGACATGGACTCAGAGATCAATGCTTGTTTGGACATCATAGCTGAGTTCAGCACTCAAATCAATGAACAAAACGGCACCCCGTTTGAAATAGACTATCAAGACAAGCCCACTGATCACGAAATAGAAATCATTCGCAAACAGATGAAGCAGTGGGTCAAGCTCAATCAACTGGACCAACGCATATTCAAACTGTTTCGCAACACTGTGAAATACGGTGATCAAGTGTTTGTGCGTGACCCAGAAACGTTTGAAATGTACTGGGTGGACATGAGCAAAGTGGCTCGCGTGATTGTGAACGAATCAGAAGGCAAGCGACCTGAACAGTATGTGATCCGAGACATCAATCCCAACTTTCAAAATCTCAGTGTGGCAGCCAAAACCACCACTGACTACATGACCAATCCTGTGACAGGCAGCATATCAGGCAATGCCAACTATACCATGCCCAATGGCGGCATGGGTGGCGGGGTGGGCAACTCAAGATTTATGACTGCCATGAACGAAACCTGCATTGACGCCAAGCACGTGGTTCATCTCAGTCTCAACGAGGGTTTGGATGTGTTTTGGCCTTTTGGGCGCAGCATCCTAGAAAACATTTGGAAAGTGTTCAAACAAAAAGAACTGTTGGAAGACTCTATCCTGATTTACCGCGTGCAGCGTGCGCCTGAACGCAGAATTTTCAAAATTGACGTGGGCAACATGCCAAGTCATCTAGCCATGCAGTTTGTGGAACGTGTGAAAAACGAAATGCATCAACGTCGTATTCCCACTGTCACAGGTGGCGGTGCCAACATGATGGATGCCAGTTACAATCCACTGTCAGTGGGCGAAGATTACTTTTTCCCACAGGGCCAAGACGGTCGCGGCTCGTCAGTGGAAACTTTGCCTGGCGGTCAGAACCTGGGCGAAATTGACGACTTAAAATATTTCAACAACAAAATGGCTCGCGGTCTGCGTGTGCCTAGCAGCTATTTGCCCACAGGACCTGACGATTCAGATCGTGCCATGAGTGATGGCAAAGTGGGCACTGCACTGATTCAAGAGTACAGATTCAATCAGTACTGCGAACGTTTGCAAGGGTTAATTGCGCAGAAACTGGACGATGAGTTTAAGATGTTCTTGAAGTGGCGCGGATTCAACATTGATTCCAGCCTGTTCAATCTCAAATTCAATGCTCCACAGAATTTTGCCAGTTACCGCCAGAGTGAACTGGACAACACCAGAATTCAAGCATTCATGCAGCTGGAGCCTTTGCCCTACATGAGCAAACGATTCTTGTTAGAGCGTTTCTTGGGCTTGACCGAAGATGAAATTCAACAGAACGAAGAAATGTGGCGTGAAGAACGTGACGATCCAGATGCTTCTACTCCTGCAGGCAGCGATCTAAGAGCAGTGGGTATCACACCCGGCGGCATAGAAACAGACATTGCCACAGGTGAAGAAATGGCCAACATGGGCGCTGAAGGTGCAGCACCAACAGGAGATGTTGGCGGAGCTGGACTCACTGGTGCCGCAGCAGCTCCTGCACCAGCTGGCGCTGGACAACCTGGCACTGTATAAATACAAACATCATGCTATTGACTGAATTTTTCAAACGTGAGCCCAGTGCCTATCAAGACCTATCGCAGGACAATAGCCAGCCTCAATTGGGCGATCTGCGTAAAACTCGTCTCACTTTGCGTCAGTTAAACAAGCTGCGCAAGATGAATGACATTCGTGCTTTGGAATACAAAGACAAACTCAAACTGGTACGCAAACAGTATCAACCCCCGGCTCAACCTGTAGCCTGATTCACATCTGAGAAAAAACTGCCGTTTTGAGGCCATAACCCTATAGATTTAGGCTGTTATTGTAAATAACAGCACACTTTACCTATAGGAGTTTCCCAATATGAACCGTTTTGAACAGCTGATCGAATATGTGATCAACGACGAAGAACAAAAAGCTCGCGAGCTTTTTCATGACATCGTAGTGGCCAAGAGCCGCGAAATTTACGAAAACCTCATGCAAGAGGAAGAAGAGCTTGACGAAGCCAAGCACGACGAAGAGCTTGACGAAGCCGAAGAAATGGACGAAGAGCTTGACGAAGCCGAAGAAATGGACGAAGGAGCCATGGGCGGTGACGCTGCTGACGACTTAATTGACGAAGTAGAAACCGACGAACAACAAGACATGAGCATGGAAGCCGAAGGCGATGACATGAGCGGCGATGACATGGGCGACGGTGGCGACGATGCAATGGACATGGACATGGGTGGCGACGAGGGCAGCAGTGAGCCTGCTACCAAAGACGACATCATGAATTTGGAAGACAAACTGGACGAACTCATGGCTGAATTTGAAGCTGCCATGGGCGGTGACGACATGGGCAACGGTGACAACATGGGCCCAGACGAAGGTGGCGATGCTATTGAAGTTGACGACACTGAAGAAATGATGCCCATGGCCGAAGCTGTGAGCCTCAAAGCTGCTCCCAAGCCAGTGACCACTGAGCAAGGTGACGGCAAAGCTGGCCCAGTGGCTTTTAACTCAGGTGCAGCTGGCATGGCCAGCAAGCCAGTGAAAACAGGCACAGACGGCGGCGGTCATCACGACGCAGCACCTTACCGCAACAGTACCAAAGAGCTGATTGGCAAAGTTGGCAACAGCCCTTCTCAATCAACTCAACAACCCAAACCTGCTACCAAGCCACACTTGGCTCAGGCCTCTGGTGTGAACACCAAGAGCCCACTGCCGGGCGGACGTAAGGGTTAATCGGATGTCGTCAAGATATCTCAGAGAAGATCTTACATTTAATCAAGCTAACATCCAGGTCTTGGAAGAGGCCGATGTTAGCGGGGGTAAGAATCTCTACCTCAAAGGTATTTGCATTGAAGGCGACAAACGCAATGCCAATGAACGCATCTACCCACGCCACGAAATACTCAAAGCTGTAGAAACCATCAACGAGCAGATCCGCAACGGAAATTCCGTTTTAGGTGAAGTGGACCATCCAGACGATCTCAAGATAAACTTGGATCGTGTGTGCCATTCTGTAGAAGGCATGTGGATGGACGGACATGCTGGTTGTGGCAAGCTCAAAATTCTACCCACTCCCATGGGGAATTTGGTCAAAACTCTACTGCAATCTGGCGTGAAACTGGGTGTGAGCAGCCGAGGATCAGGTAATGTTGACGACAGAACAGGACATGTAAGTGACTTTGAAATTGTCACTATAGATGTGGTTGCCCAACCCAGTGCTCCCAATGCATATCCCACAGCCATTTATGAAGGACTCATGAACATGAAGTACGGTCATAAGGTCATGGAAATAGCCAAAGAGGCTGGCAAGGATGACAAAGTAAAGAAGTATCTTGGTCGGGAAATCAAACGCCTGATTCAAGAACTTAAAATCTAAGGAGAGACAAGCATGTTTGATGCTATTAAACCATTGCTAGATAGCGGCTTGATCAACGAGGATGTCAGCAAAGAACTCAACGAAGCTTGGGAATCAAAGTTGACAGAAGCTCGAGAACAAGTGCGTGCAGAACTCCGCGAAGAGTTTGCACAACGCTATGAGCACGACAAGTCAGTAATGGTAGAAGCCCTAGATAAGATGGTCACAGAAGGTCTAGCAGGAGAATTGGCACAGATTGCTGCTGAAAAGCAAGCATTAGCTGAAGATCGTGTGAAGTTTCAAGGCAAGATGAAAGAGTCAGCCACCAAGTTTAACAACTTCTTGGTTACCAAACTTGCCGAAGAAATTTCTGAACTGCGCAAAGACCGCAAAATGCACACCGAAGGAGTTGCCAAACTTGAGAACTTTGTGGTGCATGCTCTAGCTAAAGAAATCACAGAATTTGCCAAAGACAAGCGCGATGTTGTTGAAACAAAAGTGCGTCTGGTACGCGAAGCCCGTGACAAGCTAGAAGGACTCAAAGCCAGATTCATCAAAGAATCTGCTGCAAAAATGAGTTCTGCTGTGAGCCGTCATTTGAAGGCCGAACTGAATCAACTTCAAGAAGATATCCGTGTTGCTCGTGAGAACAGCTTTGGACGTAGAATTTTTGAAGCATATGCAGCTGAATTTGGTGCCACTCATCTCAATGAGAAGGCCGAAGTTCGCAAGTTGCATGATCTGATTGCACACAAGGACAAGAAATTGTCTGAAGCAATCAAACTCACCGAGAAAGCCAAAGTCTTGGTTGAGAACAAGGAACGCGAACTGCGTGTGATCAAAGAAGGCAACGAGCGCGAATCAACTATGCGCGAATTGCTGAGCCCTCTTAACAAAGAGAAGCAAGAAGTCATGCGTAATTTGTTGGAAAGCGTGCAAACACCACGTTTGAAAAGCGCTTTTGAAAAGTATCTACCAGCAGTGCTGGAAGACCGTTCAGTGAAAGCCCGCAAGGTGATCGCAGAACAGGTATCCGCAGTAACCGGTGATAAGACAGCTCCGCAAAAACTACAATCTGAAGAAGATCGCAGCAATGTGATTGATCTGAAGAGACTGGCTGGACTGTAAAACAAAAATTTTAGGAGACTTAAATGTCAATGGAATTACTTGAAAGTCGCTGGGGCGAGACCAAAGAAGCTCTGCTTGAAGGTCTCAATGGTACCAAGCGCAATTCGATGAGTGTTATCCTGGAAAACACCAAGCGTTACTTGAAAGAGAACGCCAGTGCAGGTAGCACCGCTTCTGGCAACATTGCCACACTGAACCGTGTGATTCTGCCAGTGATCCGTCGTGTGATGCCAACTGTTATTGCTAACGAGTTGGTTGGCGTTCAGCCAATGACTGGCCCAGTGGGTCAAATCCACACTCTGCGTGTACGTTATGCACAGAGCTTGACTGATTCTTCTGCTGCTGCTACTTCTGTCACAGCTGGCCAAGAAGCATTGAGCCCATTCACTATTGCTACTGCATATTCTACAGTACCAAAAGACACAGCAACAGCAACAGCTTACACTGGTGGCAACACAGCTACCATGGAAGGCACTGGCGGTAAGCAGATCAGCGTTCAGATTCTGAAACAAGCTGTTGAAGCCAAGACCCGCAAGCTGCAAGCTCGTTGGACTTTTGAAAGTGCTCAAGACGCTCAAGCCATGCACGGCATTGACGTTGAGGCCGAAATCATGGCTGCTCTGGCACAAGAGATCACAGCTGAAATTGACCAGGAAATCCTGTTGAGCCTGCGCTCACTGGCTAGTACTGAGTTCACTTACAACCAGGCTACCGTTTCTGGTACAGCCACATTCGTTGGTGACGAACACGCCGCTCTGGCCGTGTTGATCAACCGTGTTGCTAACCTGATTGCTCAGCGTACACGTCGTGGTGCTGGTAACTATGCAGTGGTCAGCTCTGCTGCCCTCACCGTGCTGCAAAGTGCTACCACTTCTGCGTTTGCTCGCACAACCGAAGGTACTTTTGAAGCTCCTACCAACACCAAGTTTGTTGGTACACTGAACGGCTCAATGAGAGTGTTTGTTGACAGCTATGCTGCTGACACCACTCCTGTGCTGGTTGGTTACAAAGGTAGCTCAGAAGCCGATGCTCCAGCATTCTACTGCCCATACATTCCTCTGATGAGCAGTGGTGTTGTTCTGGATCCAACCACATTCGAACCAGTCGTGAGCTTCATGACTCGTTACGGATACATCGAACTTACCAACACTGCCAGCAGCTTTGGTAACGCCGGTGACTACGTGGGTGAGATCGCCGTCAGCAACCTCAGCTTCAGCTAATCCACTCATTGGATTGCAAGCAACAAAAAGGCCCTTCGGGGCCTTTTTTACTGGCATCAAACAAATAGCCATTGAAAAGCCTGTGCATCCAAGCTGGTCATGCAAGGAGGAGCACAGGCAGATATATTAGCTTAACGACCTAAATTAAAGTTTGCATAGATATTTATCTAACACTGCTATTGTAGCAGTTACACTTTGAACCACGACAGATATTGGGCAACTTTCTTGGTTACACTAGCCCAATCGTCTTGAGCAGGCTGTCTAAACAGTCTGGCTGTGCTGTACCAGGGCGAGTCATCGCGATTTAGTAGATATCGCCAGTCTGTGCCGAACCAATTCAACATAATCCAAGTGGGTCGACCCAGTGCACCACTGAGGTGCGCCACTGCGGTATCCACAGATATCACCACATCCATGGCCATGATCAGGGCAGCACTGTCAGCAAAACTTTGAATTGATCCTGGAAATCTGCTGACGCCAGCAGCAGCCAAAGCTGACTCTTGTTCTTGGTCAGCATCAACTTGAAGATTGATCCATTCATACTGCGGATTGGTTTTGATCAGCTCCAGCATGGTTTCAAACGGCATGCCTTTGTGTTCGTTGAGCCAGTTGTCTTTGCGACCGCTCCAACAAAAGCCCACTCGCATGCGAGTTTTTGGACCCAATCGTTGTAACCACTGTTGTTGTAATTGCATATTGGCATTGAGATAGTTCACTGGTCTGGGCAAGTTTTCCAGCGTGATGCCCATGACACCAGGAATACTCATGATTGGTACCCAGTAATCAAAGTCGCCCACATCGTCGCCATATCTAGCAATGGTCTCTAGCAACGGACTGCCAGCCAGCAACGGTATCAATGGTTCAGTTATCTTTAGTTTGATTTTGGCTCCCATCACATGTAGGTTATAGAGAAATCTACAGAATTGAATGTTGTCGCCGTGTCCTTGCTCACCTTCGACTAGAATGGTTTTGCCTTTGAGATCTTGGCCAGTCCAGCGTGGTTGACTGTGTTTGGGCAGTGTACCCGCCAGGTGTTCATAGTTCCAACGAGTTTCATACTGTTGCCAACCCTCTTGGTATCGTCCTATTTGCAACAATGCCACAGCCAAGTTGAATTGAGCCGTAACCGATGTTGGTTCCAGGGCAATGGCATGCTGTAAGAAAGGCAATGCTCTAGCAGGCTGTCCGCATTCTCTCAGCACATTGCCATAGTTGTTCCAGGCCGCTGCTGACTCAGGATCTTCTACAAAAGCTTGCGCATAGCATTTGAGTGCTTCACGGGGCTGGTGTTGTGCTCGTAATTGGTTGCCTTGTGCAATTAAGTTGTTAGTGTCCATGGTGATATTTAATGCCGCACAAGATTGTTTTAAACATTTTTTATAAATATACAGTTCGCAATACGGCGACTTATGCAGGTAGCCCCTGCGTAGCGGCTAAAACCCGCATTGGGCTTCTTTAAGGAGAAAACAAATGGCAAGAGCTCTAAAAATTCAAAAGTATGGTACCGCTCAAGGTATCACTATCAATTCCAATGGCACAGTGAACCAACCAGCTGCGGCTGTGCCTGTGGACCAAGGTTATCCTAATTTTGGATCACTGACCAACCCAGTTTACAATTCTGCTGACACACTCAGTGCTGATGATTTCATTGGCGTAGTGGGCGGCAACAGCAGCACAGCTACCACTACAAGTTATCCAATTATTCTGCCACAGGTCAACATCAGTTTGGCTGACGGAACTGATACCACTGCTGGTAACGGACGTATCATCCGTCAAAAAGGTTCACACAAGTTCTTAGTGGCCTATGTGGCCAGCACCACCGCTGACGGCAGCTTTATTGTAGGCCAAGCCTATCAAATTGTCAGCACTGGAACCACTGTCTGGGCCAATGTGGGCGCAGGCCGCGACACAGTGGCAGCAGGCGACATTTTTACTGCCACAGCAGCCAACGGTGGCGGCGACGGCACTGCATACCCTGTGGGAGTATGTGTGTTGTCCAACACTGGCACACCAGCAGCTGGTTTCATGAGCATTGAATACTCTGTGGGTGACAGCTCTGCGGTTTATGCCAGCTATATCACAAACAAGTGGATTCGCGACTGGAACGGCATGACCTATGGTAACTACAGCAACAGTAATTTTGGAACCAATATTCAATCTGGTGAAAACTTCTATCCTGTGAACTTC